CGCAATTATACGGTATTTTAGAAGAATGTAATTATGTAGATGATACGCAGTTATATGGTATTTTAGAAGAATGTAATTATGTAGATGATACGCAGTTATATGGTATTTTAGAAGAATGTAATTATGTAGATGATATACAGTTATACGGTATTTTAGAAGAATGTAATTATGTAGATGATACGCAATTATACGGTATTTTAGAAGAATGTAATTATGTAGATGAGGAAGAAGTGCAACAAATATTAAATAATACAGATATTGATTATGGTATTAGTTTTATAGATCCAAATGGTGAATTAAAATATGAAGAACTTCTTGAATTTACAATTCCACCAAAAGGAAATGCAGAGGCTCAATTTGAAAAGGATGATGAAGGTAGTAAATTGACAAAACACGCTATATGTCTTAATAAAAATAAATTAATAATACAAGGAGGACATAGTAATTTTTTTTATTATTCAGGGGGGTACATCGATACTAACTATTATGAAATTACAAATAAAATATTAGAAATAGAAATTGTTGATTCACAATTAACTATAATAAAAAAATATACTCCGGTTGTTAATCAAGAATCAATATCATACACAGCAGATGATTTAAAAATAAAAGGTCATACAATTGGTATTTTTGATAAATATATGTATATATATGGTGGTATAAATGAAAATAATCAATTTAATGATAGATTATGGAAAATAACCTTAAATGAAGATAATAATTTTATTGTTGATTCTAATAGCAATATTAATGTTATTTTAATTGATTCTAATTTAACAGGTATTCCACGTGCATATCATTCAATGGCTATTTACGATAATATTATATTTATACACGGAGGACTAACAACATATGGAGGTAGTAATATTGATGAATATCCAGGTTTTGGTTTAACAGAGGAAGGAACTACAGGTAATCTATATAAAATAGTTATAAATAAAAATAATGGAGATATATTAGAAAAAATTAATTTAACACCAACCTTAAATTATATTATTGATTTAAAATTAACTGAGTCTTTTGGAAGACCCTATCAAAATTATGGTAACAAAATGATAGCAACAAGTGAAAATGAATTGTATATATTATATGATGATATACGATTCGAAAATCCAGATAAAAAAATGTTTATATATAAAGTTATTATAAATGGTATTTTTGATACACAGATTGTTGACCCTCAATATTATGGTAATTTTGAAGTAATATCAGCTTATATTCAAAATATTGAAGGACGTAGATTTTATGATATTTTTTATATAAATAATTCTATATATTTATTTGGTGGTATTAATCATTCTGGTGAAATATTACATAATTTTTATCAAATAGAACTTACTACTTTACAAGATGTATTAACTTCGAAAAATATAGATAATATTATTGCAATCAGTATATCATCTGATATGTCAAGCATACTGACAGAAAGAAAATATCAAGCAAGTATCGTATATCAAAATGATATATATATATATGGAGGTGCCTTTAAAAAAGCGTATACTTTAAGTTCTATAGGAACTATGATACAAACAAATGAATTTAGTTGGTTTAAAAGTCAGTATTATGATAATTTTGATTATTATTCTGTACAAGCATTATTAGATGCAGTATCTATATATGAAAAAATTACAGCGTCTAATCAATTGTATGTAATTAAACATATAAAGATTACACCAAGTTACTTACCTATATTAGCTAAAAAAAGTCTTGAATTAAATACAAAGTTTGATAATTACTATACACAAAATCAATTATATACAAAAGATCAATTATATACACAAACTGAATTATATACACAAAGCCAACTATATACTAAAACAGAGGTTAATGATTTAATAACTGAAATTGGTAGTAGTATTACTTTTCCAAGTATTGTTAAAAACAATGTTAGTAATAGTGCAGTACTGAGATTTAAAAAAACACTTTATCATATAACTACTAGTGATATGACAGAAATAATTGGTAAAGGAAGAGTTATTTGTTCTATAGGAACTGTTAATAGTGAAACTGACGATCCAAATATATATTGGACTTGTGAAAGTAGTGAAAATCATAGTACAGAAGGATTTAATAATGGCACATTTAATTTAAAAATTATGAATGTAACAAGTTTATTGTGTGCTAGGGGACAAGGTGCACTATATTTTCCTAATGCAGCACCAGGAGATACAATACCTTATACTAATTATACTAATTTAGTATCATCAAGTGGTAATAAAATATCAGTAGATGTAGTTAGTAATGGTATTATAAGTACTCCTAGCGAAATTTGTTTTAGATGTGAACAATCAATGTGGATTAAAGGAAATATATATTTTACATCAGATAAAAGAATCAAAGAAAATATAAAAAATATAGATCAACAAGAAGCATTAAATAAATTAATGCAATTAAAACCAATAACCTATAATTATATTGATAAAATAGCAAACGGAACATCTATTAGTTTTGGTTTTATAGCGCAAGATGTTGAAAAAGTTTTACCAGAAATTGTAAAAATACAAGAAAGTTATATACCAAACATTATGAGTTATGTAAAATATAAAGATTCGATAATAACAATTGAAAATAGTAATTTAGATATTAATAAAAAACTTAAAATTTTTAATAGTAAAAACGAAGAATATGAAGTTTTAATAACAGAAGTTATTGATAATAATAATTTTAAAATAGATAAAATTATAGATACATATAATGAAACTATATTTGTATATGGTGAATATGTTAATGATTTTAAAATTATTTCGGAAAAACATTTACAGTCTATTTGCGTTGCTTCGATAAAAGAATTAAATAAAAAGTTAGTAGAACAAGAAGAATTAATAAAATCTCTTATTAGTAGAATAGAATTATTAGAAAAATAATGATATTATATACAATAATAATAATAATTATATTATATATTATATTTAATTATTTAGTATCCACATTAGCATTTAATCCACCATTAAAACCAACATATACTATTAAAGATATTGATTATTTGTATGATAACATAGCGATTAAGATAATAAAAAAAGAAAGTAATAAAGTAATATTATTTAATCATAATAATGCGGATGATATAGGTATATGTAAAAGTTATTGTTATTGGTTATCTAATTTTACAAATTGTTCTGTTATTCTGTATGATTATATAGGTTATGGATTATCGTATAAAGGAACATTAAATGAATATAATTTATTAAAATCAGCAGATACTGTGTATTATTTTACAATAGAGAAATTGAATATTAATCCTAATAATTTATTTATAATGGGTAAATCTTTAGGAACTGTTCCAGCTACTTATTTATCAAATTATACAAATAATGGATTGATCTTAATATCTCCAATGTTATCAGGAATACAAATATATTATGATATACCATTTTTGGATTATTTATGTTTTCCAAATAATTATAGAATAAAAGATGCTAAAAATAAGATAGCAATAATACACGGAACAGTAGATAAATTAATAAATATAAGACATACATATGAATTAATAAAAATAATAAAATTATATTGTCCTAATAATTATTATAAACCATTAATAGTTAAAGCCGGTCATAATAATATTGAAACAAAAAATACAAATATATTTATAAATTATATTAATAATTTTATAAATTAAGATTTTCTAATTCTTTGTCATTTTCAATTTTAATTTTATCTTTTTCATTCGGTAATATATTATTATTTTCTTTTGATATTATTTTTTCTTTAATAAATTGTTTTTTTTCATCATCTTGAACATTGCTAGTTAAACCAATAACCTTTCTGTTAAGTATATATTCAATGACAAAAAATGAAACAAAAATAGTTATTAGCCAAATAATAAATAACCAAAGAATATTACTAATTCCTTTAACAATATTAAATACAAATGGATATTTAATAGCTAAAGGTGATATAAGAGTTATTGATGAAATTAATTTAATAATATTAGGATTTATAATATCAGTTACAATTGATTTAAGTAAATCAGTAGTTGCAATACCAATTGTAAAACCAGAAGCTGCTACTAAAACTTTATTTTTGTAAGTATATTCTTGAAAATCTTTATAAAATTTGGTTAAAAAAAGATCAATAAGTTCCATATTTATTAATAAAAATGATAACAATTTAATAGTATATTACAAAATGACAACAAATAAATTAATAGATTTTGAATCTAAACTACCTGATGATCTTGTAGAATATATTTATACAAAAGTAATTTATACAGTTCCTAAAGATCTTTTAGAACAAATTAAGTATCGTTATAAGATCAAGAAGTATATTAATATACTAAGGAATATTAATATAACTGATAAATATGTAATATTATACGATATATTGATAGTATATTATAGTGTTATTAATAGTAATATAAAATATTATGTTAGATATAGTGAAGCAAATGTTCCTAATAATCTATTGAATGATATAGTATCTATTATAGAAAATAGTAGTAGTCCTGATAGTAAATTAATAAAAATTTGTATTAATTATTTATTAGAAATACCTTTTTGTCATATAAAGTATATTTTTAAACAAAATAGAGCTTATATTTAATTTTATTATTTAAAATTAAATGATAAATCATCTGGATCTATGGGATATAAAACAAAAAGTTAATATAAATAAATATCCAAAAAAGTTTCATAAAGCAGTTAAAATGCGTTTAGAACAACAAAAATATAAGTTTAATAAAACAGATACGAGTTTAAACTTATTTAGAACATTATTAAATCAACCTGCAAATATTATAACACCAAGTTCTTTTTGCGATTATATCAATAAGATATTTAAACCAATAAAGAATACTAATGTAATAATTAAAGATACAAAACAATTGAAAAAAGAAGGATTAAATCTTATTGTATCTGTTGATCATTTGACTGCTCATATGTTAATTGTGGAATATAATGGTAATAAAAGTAGTAAAAATACAGATTTGTTAATAGTTGGAAAAGGAGTTACATTTGATGCAGGAGGATATACATTAAAACCTAAATATGCGATGAATAATATGCATTTGGATAAAACTGGTGGAACAATGGCATTATATTTATTATACGAACTAGCTTTAAATAAACTAACAAAAAATATAATAGTATGTGTTCCATTAGTGCAAAATGATATTTCGCATATGGCAACAAAACCCGGTGATATTATAACATCTTATTCAGGTATAAAAGTAGAAATAACAAATACGGATGCTGAAGGAAGATTAATATTAGCGGATGGTTTATCATATTGTATAGATAAATATAAACCTAAACGTATTATTGATATGGGAACTTTAACAGGTATAGAACAATGTAAAACATCTTATGCTTATTTTAGTTTATCACATAATATGAAAAAGCAATTAATTAAAAGCGCAAAGTCTTACGGAGAGGAGATACAAGAATTAAGTATAGGAAAAGAATATATAAAATATACAAAATCAACAAGAGCTGATATAAAAAATGCAGAATTTGGATGTGCTGATAGGACAATAGTATGTTTATTTTTGCTTAATTTTATACCAAAAAAATATTATAATAAATGGATACATATTAACTTAAGTGATATAACAGTAAAAAAAGATCTAGCTATTTTAGAAGGTAGCTATAGTATTATGGATTTCATTAAAAAAATACAGACTACATAAAGTAGCATATTTTTATAAAGTTTAGAAATTAATATATTATTATAAACATTTTCTAAATTATTATTCATAATATTAAGATTTGATTTTAGTGTATATTTTTCATTATTATTGCCGTATTTATCAATATATTTTACTAGTTTATTAATATTATTAATTATAAGTTTGGTTTCATTACACATTTAACACTTAGTTATTTGATTTTTTTATATCATATTTTGGGGGATAAAAGCATACTAAGATTAATGTTTCAATTGCAAGATCTTTATTATTGTGAAAGCAATATTGATGTTCTATATTGCTTGCGTGTTCTATAAATTGAGGTTTATATGGACTAATATTTAATAATTCTAGACTAATATCAGAAATAGAATATTTACGGCATTTTTTAACTATTTTTTTTATATCTGTTAGCGTTGGTTTAGTGGTAATATTTTTAATTGGTATAACATCAATTTTAATATTATCAACAGATAATCGCACTAATATAAATCTGCTTAAAATTGGTTTATCAATTTTAGATCGTTGGATAGTGGTAGCAATAAACTGTGTAGTATTATTATATTTTTCAAGTATAATACGTAAAATAGTCATACATTCTCTATCACATTGTTCAATATTAAATAAAATAATTTTACGTATATTATTATTGATTGTAGTAGTTTGTATTAATGATTTAATAAATTGTAAAATATGTATATTAATAACAGAAAAAGTTAGATATTGACTATTTTCAAGATATCTAATATTTTTATGTGTTCTTGTTTGATTATGAAGAGTGTTATCAATTATTTTATCATTAATAGTGTTATTAGCACCATAATATAATATATTCATATAAACATTTTATAGATTTAAATCTTTAAATGGATAAGCAACAATGTTTGGATGTCTTAGGGTTAGATGAAACAGCAACAGAAGCAGATATTAAAAAAGCGTATAAATCTATAGCATTAAAAACACATCCAGATAAATTGGTTGATTTAGATGAATCTGAAAGAAATGAAAAAGAAATGCAATTTAAAGAAGCTTCAGAGGCTTATAAGAGATTGATAGATAATAATTTTTCAGACATATTTGATGATATATTTGGTGGTAGTGAGGGAATGGCAAGTATGTTTGGTGGTAGTGAGGGAATGGCAAGTATGTTTAGTGGTAGTGAGGGAATGGCAAGTATGTTTAGTGGAATGGCAAACAAGTTATTTCAATCGCAATCATTTCAAAGTATATTTAAAACATCTGTAAAGATAACGTATTATGATCTTATTTACAAAAGAAAATTAGAAAAACAAATTAATTTATGCGGAATACCAACAAAAGCAATAATAGATTGTTCTAAGTTTCCTAAACAATTTATAACCAGAAGTTTTAATGGATTAAGTTCGACAGCTGAAATTGATTTTAAGTTTGAAGATGATGATGTGTATGAAAGTATTATTCATCAAAATGGTAAAGTTGATTTAATATATCAAATGAAAATATCACATTATGATTATTATAAAGGATTCAATCATTCTTTTGTTCATATTGATGGTAATAATGTAAGTTTTAAAGCTAAAAGAATGTCAAAGAAAACTTTAAAAATAAAGAACAGAGGATTAAATGGAGGGGATTTATTAATCAAAATGGTTTTATATAATCCAAGCAATAGCAAGTTAAAAGATATAAGTAATGAAGAATATGAAAGTTTTTTAAATATTCTTAACGCACTGTGTAATGATAAGTAAAAGTATATAAAGACAAACACAATAATATTGATTAAAAACAATGGCTGTTAAGAAGGCAGATAAGGTTGAAAAAAGTGCTAAATCCAAGGATGCTAAGGATACCAAGGTAGCTAAGGATACGAAAGTAGCTAAGGATACCAAGGTAGCTAAGGATGCTACAGATACTAAGGTAAAAAGCAAGAAAGTAGAAGTAGTTCCATATGAAAATTCAAAACTATCTGAATTGATTGAAGCTATTTCTAATATGGATAAGGAGTTTAAAGCAATTAAAACCCTGGTAAAGCTTGTTATTAAGGAAAATGATAAGAAGGAGAAGATCCTTAAGAAGGAACGTGATCGTAAAGAAAAGGCTCGTTTGAGTCCCAGTGGTTTTGCTAAACCAACTGAGATTTCAACTGAAATGTGTGATTTCCTAGAAATTGCACATGGAACATTGATGAGTCGTACTGAGGTGACTAAGAATATTAATACATATGTAAGCAAGAATAATTTGAAAGATCCTGTGAATGGACGTATTATTCGCCCCGATGCACCATTGAAGAAGCTCCTTCGTGTAAAGGATGGTGATGAAGTTACTTTCTTCCATATGCAAAGACTTCTCAATCCCCATATCAAGCCTTTTAAACAAGCAACACCAGCAACTGCTTAAAAAAATGCTAAAATTATTTTTATATAAACACTATATTATCATAGTATATATAATGTTTAAAGATAAATTAAATGAAAATATAAATATAATTTATATTATTTTAAAGAAACCAAAAGATATTAATACTATACGTAAAACATTTAAATTTCTTAAACGTGATTTTACAAGTTATTGGTATAATAATTTAGAATATACATATGAAATATCAAATGATAACCAATGTTTATTTAAACATTGCTTGATTGATATGGATGAAACAGATGATTATACAATATTAATGTATAATGATTCTAAACAACCGATATATGTATTTCCGTGTGTTAATAAAATATCTTATAAAGAATCTTATTCTATAGAAGAATATAAAATTAATAATCGTTTATCATTATGTATTAAAGATAAATCGTTATATATAAGTTTTAAATACTCATCAAATTGTGATATTGATAGTAATATAAAAAATATTGAAAATTGTATTAGCAAATGCTGATAGGTATCCATTTATCAAATTCTTTGGAATATGAACACTTAATAGATTTAGAAAAATTTAAATTAGTATCTTTAAAAGCATCACGAACCATATGACTTTGTTTAATAGTTTGTATAGATAAGTATTTATTATCTTCTTTAACTTTATAAATATCAGGTAGATCCGTTTTAATAACAGATTTTATATTATCTGTTTTTAGAGTAAATTCAATACTATCTTTTGTTTTTATTGATACAGATTGGATAATGTTATCATCAATATTCATAAGTTTAGGTTTATATTTCAAATTATAAGCCCAGAAATATAAACCTCTAACAGAAAATGGAAATTCAAAACTTGATATTTTATTAAGTGTATCTACACATAAATTATAGTAAGGTTTTATACGATACTTACAAATATCCATAGGATAATCTTCGGTATATTCATTATCTAACATATTATTCAACATTGCTATACGTTCTGGTAATTGAAACTTGGTTAAATGTTCTCCTTTATAAGATATAATATCTGAAATTAAAAAAATCCATTTTTTATTATAACAACATACCATTTCACCATCTATTAAAGTTCCATTAAATAGATTTTGATCAAATAATCCTTTTGCTATGATGATTCTTGGTAATTGATACGTAGGATGTATTTTTTTATCAATAAAATAAATTATTTCTTTATCATCATATTTAGTCATATATAAAAAATATGGATTACCATTTGTTCTAATAGATACTACGTGAGGTGTAGCTGTAATATGACTTACACTTTCATCTGTTAATTTAAAAAAATGTTTTTGTATTATTTTAACATTATATTTTTTATCAATTTCTTCTAATATATCGGTTTTAATATCATTTGATTTAATATTATATGCTACTCTATCACAAAATGATATAATACCTAAATGCATTACTATAATGATAATATATATTATAATCTTTATATGTTAAAACGTAATGGTTTATTTTGCATTTTACCATTATTGCTATTACAAAAAATGTTATCAGTTGGTATATCTTCTCTAGCAGGTTGATATTGAGATAACAATTCTGGTGTTGGTTCTTGATTTTTAATAATATTAATATCATTTGATATTTGCGACATTCTTACATCATAAAACTTTACATTAGAATTATTAACAGTATGAAGATCATTAGTTTTTTTTAAAATTGATTTAGGTTTTTTAACTTCATTTGTTGGTTTTTCAGGTTCAATACTTTTATAAAATAATAATACAATTGTAATTATAAGAAGAAATATAATAATAACATATTCTAATTTAAGTGGATTGGAATCTATATTCATTTATTATAATAAGACATTCCTTTTTTAATATTAATTATCTTTATGGAATCGCTTATATCTTTACGATTATTTAAATCTTTATTATTATTAATAATCCACCAAAGTCTTTCGTAAGCATCACTATCAGTTTCAAAAGGTTGTTTATACAATTTATAAATTGTATTTCTAATAAAAATAACTACAATATTCATAATGTGTATATATTAGTATAATTAATATCAAATGTTTATATAGAATGACTACATTTGTTAGTGAAGATGTTTATAATGATACATTGATTGATGATTTTATGAAAGAATATACTGTTTTGGATAATTCTAAGCAATTGATGGTTGATATAATACGCAAACCTATATATGATATTGAAGAATTACGTAAAAGACAAAATGTAATTAATATGCCTGATATAACTATTCAATTGAATCATTTAAAGAATCTTGAAGAAGATGTTAATTATTTTATAAATTTAAATTGTAATTATGCAAATGCTGATAATGAATTTTTGGGTGCTTTATTTCCTAACAGTTGGTATAATTTTCCTATTAATTTGACATATCCTACAATAGAATTGTTTCATTTATATAAGGTTTATTCAGTTCCTTTGATGCAATTTATATCACCAATAAGTATAATATTGGGACCATATTATTATATTAAAACTGTTTTAAAAATTAATTTTTCATTATTTAAATATGTAAGTATATTATGGAAATCTTTGAAAGCTATTATAACTGCTTCATATAGTGATATTAAATATTCTTTGGTAAAATGGATAACTGTTTTAATTTATTTTTCATTATATGTATATGGTTTATGGCAAATGGTTGATTATTCGTATTATTTACATAATTTACGTAATGATCTTTCTACTAAAATATCTAATGTTAAATCGTTTATTACTATATGTTCTAAATTATTTGAAAATATACCGGATGAATATTGGAAATTAAATGATATATATTATGATAAATCTTTTATTATCAATGGTGATCTTACAGATGTATATTGTTTTTGGACCAATACATCTAATTATAGAATACGAATGAAAAAAATATTAGAATGTATTAATTATATGGATATTGCTAATGTAATTTCTAAATTATATCATAATAAAAACTGGTGTAAAGTAAATTATGATAACAATTCTGATACTACTATAGTAGGTATGCGATCACCATTATTGGATGAAAATCAAGTATGTAATCCTGCGTATTTAAAAAAACATTTAGTAATAACTGGACCAAATGCAGGTGGTAAAACAACTTATGTTAAGAATATTGTTTTAAATATAATATTGGCACAAACTATTGGTATTGCTATGGCTAATAAAATGACAACAAATACATACCATATAATTCAAACATTTATGCGAGTATCAGATGAAGTAGGAACACGATCTTATTTTGAAACAGAGGTAAAATATTGTTATGATTTATTGGAAAAAGCAAGTAAAAATAAAGAACAAAATATATTATTTGTAATGGATGAACCTATGCATTCTACGCCGCCAATTGAAGGACAATCAACAGCCTATGCAGTATGTGAATATATTAACAATAATTTTAAAAATGCTAAACTTATAGTTACGACACATTATCATTCTTTAATTGATTTAGGTTATACTTATAAAGAAAGTTTTATTAATTTATCTATGGAAGCTATACAAAAAGATGAATATGATTTTAAGTTTCCATATAGAATTAGAGAAAAAGAATCTAAACAATGTATAGCTTTAGAATTATTAGGACGTGAGATGTTTCCAGAAGAATTAATAAAAAGTGCGATTAAAATGAAAAATAGATTATCTAATGTTGATGATAAATGATATCATTAAGTAGTATTCTTAATCGTTTAGATCTTGTGTTTTATATTGTGGTTTTTGCTATTATTTATGTAGCTATTATATATTTATGGAAAAAAATAGCACAACTTGAAAGTTCATTTTATAAATTAGAAACAACTTTTGCTACACAATTGTTATATAAAAATAAAGAAAACACTGCAAATCAATTTGCAGAAGATATGTTTATGAAAGTATTTGATAACAAACCTGAAGAACCTGTTGAATCTACTAAAATAGAAATAGTTGCAGAACAACCTACAGAAGTAGTTGAAGATCCTATTATTTCTGAAATAACAGAAATATTAACACCTTCCGTTGATGATAATGTATTTACTAAAACTAAATTGGCTAAAATGTCAGTAGAACAATTAAAAGAACATTGTGGTAATTTTGGTATTTCTACGGAAGGAAATAAACCTGAATTAATTAATAAGATTCTTGCGCATCAAAAATAGAACGAATATATTCTATATCAATTAAAGGTAAGTAAGGAACATATTCCCATTCGTGTTTTTTAAGATACTTAATAAGTTTATAATCAGCAACAAACATATATTCTAATCCATATATTGGATCTATCATATATTTTTGTAAATATTTTGGTAAAACATTAATACTTGTTTTAGGCATAACTATTAATAATTGTTCTTTTGATTGTATAAAATCATTATTATAATTAGGAATATATTCATATGTATTTAAATAATTTGCAATATCAGCTATACTTGGACAACCTAAATATGGATAATACCAGCTATGATCAATTTTATTTATATTTTTATTATAATAATTATAAGTCCAAAATATACCATCTATATAATATTTACACGCTTGTGGTATATCTTCTATATAAACTTCATTTCTATAATAATTTTTTCTCCAATTTTTAGGTTCATTTACCATAAATTTATCTTCGTAATAAATAAGATTCTTAAATATTATTTGTAAATCTTCAACATTAATATTAATAGGATCATTCTTTGATATTAAACACGTATTTTTACAAACTGTTTTTAATATATTAATACCATTACTTGATATTTTAACACTAATAGGATGTGGTATAAAATCATTACCCATTATAGATAACATAACACAATAAGATTTAATAATATCAGCATCTTTATTAAAAATATAACACCATTCTAATTCTATATATTCTTTCAGTTTTTTTATACTAATATATGTTATCTTATTATCTTGTTCTCGCATTAAATAAATATTATCAGCTTTATTACTCATTAATGATAGTAATATTAAATCAGCATCTAATCCGTGAATCAAATAAACATTATTTGTATTAGGATCATTATGAATAGCGTCAAGTATTTTATGCTCTCCTTCACCATTATTATACATACTATCCATATTAATACATCTTGTTTTGATATATTTATTTAAACTATCCATAAAAGGTGTTCCACACGTTATAGCATTTGTATCCCAGGATTTATTTGTAGGTGAAATATATCTACGTTTTCTTTGTTGATTAATTTTTGCTAAAGGAGCTACACCATCAACTGATATAATATATTTGTCAGGTTTTATTATTTCTACTAAGTTTAACGTTTTTTTCCATAATAAATGAAAGAATTCATCTTCACTTTTACCTTTACAAATTGTTTCGTGAGCTATTGGATGTATTAGTCCATTATAGTCAAAAAATAAAATATTAACATTTTTAGGTGTTTGAATAATATCCGAATATTTCTTAATTAGATCTGAATAATAAAAAGGAATGCCCATATTTAAAATATATTAATTATCTTTTATATCTTTTTTTCTTATATTTATTTAAAACGTATAAGATGGATTTTACCAACACTATTTCGAAATTGCTAACTGGAACCCCTCAATCGCAATATGCGGCAATTGCTATTTTAATTGCGGTCATTGCGATTATATTATCTATATTATTTAACGAAAATGAATTAACCTTAGGCGAAAGATTAATGTTAATTGGAAGTGTTATTTTATTCAGTATTCCTTCTATTGTATTAGGACTCTTTGATCTTACTTGTGTAGCCGGTAAGACTGTTGAAAATAGTTTATGTTGGTGGTGGGGTTGGGTAATTGCCTTCATTATCATTATTATTTGCGTAATTGTTGTATTTGCTTCAGTTTCATCAATGCTTACCTATAATGTTGCTACATCAAAATCAATTAAACCTATTGTAGATGAAGAAGAATCAAATAAAATCGCTAAAGAATTAGTAAAAGATGTTCCTGAAACTGTTAAACCTAAAGTTGAAATGCCTACTAACAGTGATATGACTATGCAACAAAATATACAAGGGGATATGATTGGCAATGTTGAGGGTATGAGTGTTTATGGTGATAATATGGGTACGCCTTTGGGTACTGAACCATTCCGTAATAAAGCTAAAAAAGAGAAGTTTAATAGCAAAAAGGAAGAGTTTAGTAATTATTCAATAGAAGGTTTTCAAGGATGTGAATATCAAGGTGTATGAAAATATAAAATAATTAGAACACAAATTAATAATATTAAAAAAAATATAAATGAAAGATAATATAATTTATTATCAGGTGTTAATTCTTTTTTTTCAATAGTATTTGTATTTTTCCAAATATTATAAGCTTCATCTAATGTTATTTGTTTTTTATTAATTCTTTCATTTACTTTATTATGAATATCAACTGTCCATTTAAATAATGTTTCTTTATTTGTCATTATAGGTGGATAATCAGCTATCATTTCTTTGTAGTGATCTTGACAATCTAAACAAGGAAGAACATCACCAATTACTTCAAAAAACTTACGATATTGTTCTTTTTTCATATATGTTAAATCATCAGGATATCCTAATGCAACATTATGTATAAACCCCCATCCAAATTTACCCCAATTTTTAGGTTCCATTTTACTATATAAAATGAAATAATTATAATATATTATGTCTAAAATAATCTGTAAAAATTGTAATAGTATAGGGCATACTTATAGAGATTGTCCTCATCCAATAAGTAGTTATGGTATTATTTGTTTTACAATAATAGATAATGAAATTCATTATTTAATGATTCAACGAAAAAATAGTTTATCATTTATGGAGTTTATTAAGGGTAATTACAAATCTATGGATTTTTCAAAAATAAATACATTAATTCAGTCGATGACTACTGAAGAACAATCTATATTAAACTGTGATAATTTTGATATTATTTGGGAAAAAATATGGTTTCAATCTAACAATAAAAATACAAAAGAATATATAGATGCTAAGACTAATTTTGATATTTTATCTCAAAAAAATATTTTAAAAAACATTTTAACTAATAATAATAAAAGCATTTCAGAACCTGAATGGGGATTTCCAAAAGGTCGTAAAAAACAAAACGAAACTGATATTGAATGTTCTTTGCGTGAATTTACCGAAGAAACACAATATAAACCAGATACAATTACAATTGATGATTATAGTTTTCCATATCACGAAATATTTTTTGGAACTAATAAAATTATGTATAAACATACATATTATATTGGACAATTTATTGGTGATCATACTATTCCTAAGTTTAATAAACAATGTATGCAACAAATTAGAGAAATTAGAGCTATTAAATGGATGAAATATAATGAAGTTTTAGATCATATTAATGTTCATAATATTGAACGTATTGAACTTTTCAAAAATATTCATAGTAATATTTCAAAACAGTATTGAATTATAATTTATTCTGCTTTTAAATAAAATGAAAAAAACTTTTACTGAAGAACATTGTTTAGACTGGTTTAAAAATCCTCAAGTAGATCCTGTATCAAAACGTAAATTAAAACTTGATGCAAAAAATCCAAATAGTATTGCTAATCAATTAAAAAAACAATGTGAGAAATATAAAGATATTAAAACTAAACAAAAATCACTCACACCTGTATTAAGTGTATCTAAAAGTATTACCAAAAATAAACAGGTTAAAGTTAAAAAACAAAATGATATTAATTATATTAAAGAATTTGCAGTTCATACCGAAAAACCTTATGAAGTTGTTGAAGATCTAAATAAATCTATGATTGATGCTTGCCCTAAAAATGTTTTTAATAAAGCATATTTTCAATACTTTGTAGGACAATATATGTCTAAAAGAACTAATTTTAAAAATCTATTATTATTTTATACAGTAGGGACAGGTAAAACTTGTGCAGCTATTTCAATTGCTGAATCTATATTGATAGGTCATAATAATTTTGAAGAACCGCCTATAATTGTTATTTTACCTAGAACATTAATTCAAAACTTTAAGAATACTATATATGATCTTCATAAACAGAATGTTAATCAATGTTCTGAAGACATTTATAAATTAAATAATTTTGATTCTGTATCACGTTTAAATCAATTTATAAATCAACGGTATAATATTATGACCTATGCAAAATTTGTAAAATATAATGCTAAAATTGAAAATAAAACTATTATTATTGATGAAGCACATAATTTACGAAATCCTAGCGAGGTAGATGGAGATGAAGATGAAAATATTACTAAAAACGAATTACTAAAAATATATGAAAAAGTTGAAACAGCAATTCAATATGGTAAGAACAACAGATTAGTTCTAATGTCTGGAACACCTATGTTCAATGAAGCAAGCGAAATTAAAGATCTACTTAATTTATTATTATTAAATGATGGTAAATCTAAAATTAATAGTTTAACTGATGATTTATTAGCTGAACTTTCATCAAAGTATATTTCTTATATTAATAATCAAAACCCTTTTGTATATCCTATTAGAATAAAACACCAGGATGCTACAATGAGAGAGGTAACACCCGATGGATTAATTGAAGTTAAGTTAAATAATAAACAAATTATTAAAGATACTGATAATATTATGAGTTATGTTAAGTATATGAATATAGCATATTTACCCAGAGAAAAATTTTCTAAAACTGAATTTAAATATAAACCTATTGGTAATGTCAAGGTTTTAGATTCAACTAATATTGCTACATATGCACCTAAAATTTCTAAAATTATTGATTATATTAAAAACACAACAGGTATAGCAATTATTTATTCCTATTATGTTGAATACGGTATTTTACCAATGGCTTTAGCATTAGAATATATTGGATATTCTCGTTATGTTGAAAAATCTTCTAAAAACTTTAATTTATTAGATGACACAAGTATTAAAAGACACCCTAAATTAAAATATGCTGTAATTACAAGTGAAAATAATGGACATATAAGTAATACTGGTAGTGCTAAAAATATTGATAATATTCTTAAGTTAGTTAATAGTGATAGTAATATAAATGGAGATGAATTAAAAGTGATATTAATTACTAAAAAAGCTAGTGAGGGTCTTTCTTTTTATAATGTTAGAGAAGTGCATATATTAGATCCTTGGTATCATTTCAATAGGCACGAACAAATTATAGGAAGAGGTTTTCGCAGATGTAGCCATATTAAACTTCCACTTGAATTACGTAATATTACTGTTTTCGTATATTGCGGTTATTTTGAAGATAAAAGAAATATTTCGGCAGATAAACACGCATATGATATTGCTATTAAAAAACTTACTAAAATTAGATCATATATATCAATAATAGAACAAAATGCTTTTGATAATCGTATTAATGAAAAGTTAAATATATTTCCAAAATCTTTGTTTAAAAAAGTAAATCCTATAAAAATTATTACTTCACAACAAGATGAACGTGATTATTTTTTAGGTCAGGATAAAGAATATAAAGAGCAAATTAATACAGATCTTATTACTGATAATAATTTACGTTCTGAAAATATGTTTTTAAGTAATAGATATTCTACAATTATTAAAGATATGATTAAAGATAGAGATTATATTCCATATGAAGAATTATTATCAAAATCCAATGATAAAAGATATTTAGATTTAGCTATTAATAATGTAATTTTTCCAAATAAAATTGGTAATTATATTTTAATATTTAACAATAATGGTATTCAAAAAATAATTGATCATCCTGATATTGTAGAACAAGAAATTATATTAGAGGAACCTGTTGTTAATAAACCTAAAACACCAATTAACAATAATACTATTATTGATAAATATGAAAGGGATTGTAATGATTTTGAATTATTATATAAGTTTTTAATGTATATTGATAATACTAATTGGGATAATATAGCTATTGATATAATTAAAAACAAAAGTAAATATACTAAATTGTATAAAGTTTTAACTGATAATTCTATAATTGTTGGTGATAATTATTTTGATTTATTTAGCACTGATACACCTTTACCAATTAAAGATCTTGAAGGTAATATAGAAAAATTTGATTATAAAGAAGTTGAAGAACAAACTGTTAAAGATAAAAAAAATATGTATGGTATTATAGGTGTAGCAAAAAAATCAAAAGGAGTTTTATCTAAAAATTTAATTTTTAAGATTGTTTCTGGTAATAATAAAGGTACAAAATGTGAAACACAACCAGCTGTAAATCTTAATAAAATATTAAATATAAAAAGCGATAATAAAAGCGATAAATGTATGAAAATAGCAAAAAAATTTTATGATGAAAATAATTTACTGATTATACCTTATATAAAAATGAAAAAATAATCTTTAATATTAAAATATGACTAAGATATTCAAAAAATATAAAATATGCACTTTAATTAATTTATCAATTTCACAAATATCTAATAGCACTATAGATGATGCTATTTTAGAAAAAATACAAGCTAAATATGAAAATAAAATTACTAAATATGGATATATTAAAGAAAATAGTATTGAAATTATTAAACGATCACCTGGAACTGCTATGAAAGAACATTTTAATAGTTCTTTTCAATTTAAAGCAGTATGTTATGCATTAATTTGTAATCCTTCTATTGATACAATATTAGAAGCTAAAATTGTATCTAGTAATAATGCAGGATTTAAAGCAGAAGTTAAAGATGATGATAGTGATAAAGTTATTATTGATATTATAATACCTAGATTAACATCAGGTATCAAACACGAATATGATATTGAAGATCTAAGTGTTGGTACCGATGTTCTAGTTAAAATATGTAGAAAGAGATATCATTATAATGATAATAAAATTGTTGTAATTGGATTAGTTATAAAAAATCCAAATGATGATAATATAGAAGAAAGTGACGAATTAGTTGATACTATTGATCCTATTACACATATTGAAGCAGATGTTAGTGATAATGATGATGGTTCTTATGAACAAAACGGTGATTTTATAGATAGCAATGATGAAAGTGATAGTGTAATTGATGTAGCAGATTTTAAACCAGAAAAAGATATTGATGATCTTGATATAGAAATTGATGATGATGAAGATACCGATGATGATCACGATGGTGATGAATTATATGATGATTAAAAAATGAAACTATATAGAAAAATAATAATAATTTATTACAACAATATGGATATTAAAACTAAAATACAAACTATTAAAAATGAAATAGTAAAATGTTCTATGTTTGAATATCAAGAAATATATAAAATTATTAAAAGTAATAATTCTAGTTTTTCAAAGAATATTAATGGTATTTTTATTGATTTACGACGTTTAGATAGTAGTACTATAGATCAAATATATACCTATATAATGTATTGTAATAAATTAACTAAAAATATTAATGCATATGAAGATATAAAAAACAACATTATTAAAACTAATTTTCAATCCTCAGAAGATGGAGATGATATTAAAATCGAAAATATTATAGAATCTGAAATTGAAGAAGAAGCAGAAGCTTCTTTACCTGTTATTAAAAATAAGGTTAGTTCTACAATGAAGTTTTATATTCTAAAGAAAAAATTAACTAAAACTAGTTCTATTTTTAATAATCAAACTGAAAATAATTTAGATTATGATACACCATATAAGACTTAAACTATATATATAAGTTAAAAATGGAATTACTTAAAAATAAAATTGATAAAACAGCACAATGTGCAATTATTTTTTCACATACTAAATGGATAATTTCATTTGATGATATTCAATGTGATACACCTAATAGTGGTTATGATAATATACCATATTTTGATAAAGAGCTTTTTGATGATACTATAGATCCTATTAAAGATACTATAGATCCTATTAAAG